CCTAGGCACCAGTCCCGGTTTGTGAAACAAATAATTTTGTATTCTCCGTTTGTATACACCTGTGAGGTTTTGTACAAGAAACTGCGCTTTGTTTACCAGAGGATGTCTGTACTCCGGTATTTTTGTTATCGTTCTTCGTTCTCAAAAAGGATGTTAATGAAATGGTTGGATGGTGCTGGTCAGCTATGTAAACCATCTGATGCTCTTGCCCTTGAGTATAATATTTCTGGACCTAAATTGAAGGTCGATCCCCATGTTCAAACGGGAGGGTGTATAGTTCGACGTGGTCCTAATGGCATTCTTTTTACTGATGAGGAGATGTTGCTTTACATGTTGTATGATATAGCTGAACGTTTTACTTTTACCGTCTCTTCTGAAGGAGGAGAGGTTATTGTACTGCGTAATACGCGAATTGATCTTTCGCAGTCTAAGTCTACTGCTTTGGCTCGCTTACTTATTGGACGAAATCAACGGATGATTGCTCCTCCTTTCTTTTGCGCTACTCGTGAGCGTGGAACACAGTTGGAATCTCCCGAGCCTGGCATGATAGAGCTTTATCATAATCTTGACGCTTATCGTTTAAATGAGTATAATGTGCACCGTGTTGTTCCAGGTAAACGAGTTTTAGCAGAGATGCGAGTTGAGAATAAGATGTCTTTAGCACCGCAATTGGATATGATGGTATTAAGTCCTTTGTCTGAGTCTGTCCCTTTTATTGCCCAGGTTTCACCGCTTGTTGTTCCAGATGGTGTGCGTTGGCGTCGTAATGAAGGTCAAAAGGTTCAGACTCCTGCGGATATTCCTTCTTTGCAGATTTTGGCATATGAGGGTTTTTCTTATGCGCAACGTTCTTTTCATCAAACAGATCATGGTCCTCTTGTTTACCATTCTGCGCATGATCTTCACCTTAAAACAGCTACTATGATTCGTTCCTTTGATCAAGAGAGTCATACTATGAGTGATAAAACGAAGTCACAATTGCATTTGATTCCTGCTGCATTGAATCGTATGATAGATTTGTTGGACCTTCATGAACACCTTGGCAAGTATCGTTGGGTTCTTAATCCGATACTTGCTTATGATGATCGAATGACTTCTGGAGGTGAGCGAGCCAATCATGTTCAGCATTATAAGACGGAATTTGGTACTATTAAATCTTCCGCTATTGGAACTAAGGCACAGAATGCTACTTTTGTGCAAAATAGTGTTCTGGATTTTATGGAGTCATGTCGTCGTGGTCAGCCTGAGTTTATTGATTGCAATTATAAAGTAGTTAAGAAAAATGAACCGCAGCATGCTTCTGGTGCTCCCGGTTCTTGCCATAAGGCCTCCCTTAAGTGTCGAGAGTATTTTATTCCTTTTGCCTCTGTTATTTGTCTTGAAAGAGTACTGCGATTATTTGTCCATTTAATATTTCGTGGTGATACTATTCGAATTGGAATGAGTTGGTTCTTTGGGGGGGCTCAGAAGTTATGGGAACATTTGTTTGTTGAAGGTGGTTTGGCAGACGATGGAGATTTTACGAAGATCGATAAAACAATTAAAGCTATTTTGCTTTCTCTCCATGTTACTGGTGGTGTGATGTTCTTAGATTTTTCCAAGATGGCTCCCGATGATGTCCGTATGTATAAAATTGCTCTTAAAATTTTATCTTACATTCGTGTGACTAAGGTTACGCGTATTAATGGTAATATATGGGTTGTTGTCAAGGGGGTTATGCCTAGTGGAGTTCTTGAAACTAGTGATGGTGATAGTTGGGTTGTTGCTTTCCTTATTTGTATGTTTGTTGAGTATGTTCGTGAGCAAGATCCTGTTGCTGCTGCTCTTATTGATAAATACTTTGCTACCCAGTATCGTGCTGCTATTTATGGTGACGACCATATTAAAGTAATGGGTAAGATCTTGCGTAAGTACCTTAATGAAAATAAATTCGCCGCTTATGTTAAAGAGTTTTGGGATATGGAAATTCGGGAGATTCGTACTGAATTAGAACTTCTTGCCATAATTAAAAATGATGCCATTGTTCGTGATGGTGCTGTTTTTCTTAAGCGTTTCCTTATTGAAACACCAGACTATTTTCCCCCAAGTGTTGGTGGCCGTACTATGTCTACTATTGTCCCTTGGAAAGCTGCTCATAACCATTTTGCGCGTATACCAATTTGTGATGATGGTCGTCCGTCTTGGACTCGATGGATTCTCTCTATTATTGGACATGCTTGGGATTCTATGGGCACGAACATTACGGCGTATAAGGAGCTTGCTTTTCTCTTTCAAATAACAATGGAATATCTGCGCTTGGATCGTTCCCGTTTGCGAGAACTTATATATGAGGAGATTACTACCGTTCGTAATCCCGTTAAAATCATGAAGAAACTCGGTCTTGATATTACTTGTTTTTATGATTTTCCTACTCTTAAGTTGTTGATGAGCTATCACGTTTATGATCGTTCTGTTACCAATAAAGTTGATCCTACCTTTGCTTTTGGTGATCGTGCGCATCTTTACAGTGATTTGGCTGATTTGGAATAGTGTTGTGTGGAAGGTTTGCCGTTTTAAATCACATGTTACCTCTTTGGCGGGAGGGTCTGACCCCAGTGATTGTCT